ATGGATTGGTGTGTTGCTGTCCATGATATGAATGCCGGATTTGAAGAAAAGATTTTGTTCCCCTCGTCAGTTGAAAGCACAGCGGGTTAAGGAGTAACACATGACCACTATTACCAAAGAGCGACTGCAATGGCTGGCTAACATTTCTGGCCGTGATGACATTGACGATATAGACGGCGGTGAGATTCGTGAACAGGCACGAATTGCTCTGGCAGCGCTGGAAGTCGAGCCGATAGGTTTCCGTTGCAGGCGCAATGATAACCTTGGTGATTGGAGTTACGTATATCATCGAGAGCCAGATGATTTTGAGCGCAAACATTTAGTGATAGAGGGCATTTACGCCGCCCCTCCAGCGCCAGTAGTACCGGAAGAAAAACCAATGCCTAATCCTCTTAGCATGTACGCGGTTGATGCTGTTGCCGCTATTGCAGAGGTGAGAGGCTGGAACGCCTGCCGCGCCGCCATGCTTCAGTCCGGAAACTTTCGGGAAAACAAGAATTCGTCAACCAATAATTTTCGGGAAATCGCGGAAACGTCAACCAACTCTCCGGTAATTCCTGATGAGGTGTTGTCCGCAATCCGGGAGGTTGCCAGGATTCGCGCCGATTTCGATGATTTTGACGGTGACAGGCGAGGTATCGGTGATTGTCTGGATGAGGCCGAGCAAGAGCTTATCGTTACCATTAACAAATATGCCAGTCAGTTGGCAGTAGAGCCGGTAGTACCTGATGACGTTCTGGAACAGACAGTAGCGTCGCCCGCGCCAGGTAACCAGGTTAGCGAATTAACAATGTGGGTTAAGCGTCTGGCTCACTCCTTAAAGTACGCCAATAGCTTAAGCAGCTTGCCTGATAAGGCGATGGAGTATCTGAATCAGAATGGGCTGATAAGTGTGGAGGATGTTTTACGATGATCTGGCCTGAGGCATTCACAACGGCAGGAATCGCGATGGCGGTGGCGCTGGTGGTGTATTCGATTTGCCGTTGGGGTTAACAAACAAAAACCCCGGATTGATGGTCCGGGGTTTTTGAAGGAAACAAAACAGAAACAACAATTGCCGTTACCTGTTGTTACCATGGCAAGTAAACGTATCTCAGGCGAGCGCATTGCGCCGTTCTGACGCAGATAAATTAGCCTGGATAGAAGGTGCTGGCAATAAAAAATAGCGTTTTCTTATCGGTGTCGGTAAGATTGCTGCGGGTGCTTGAGGCTGTCTGCCTCAGGCATGCCACTGTAAGGCAGACAGAGAAAAGCCCCAGTTAACATTATGCGTCCGGCAAGACGCTTAACATTAATCTGAGGCTCAATCTATGAACGGCAAATCTAGGTTAGCCTCTTACGCGCCGAAAGGCAAGGAGAAGCAGGCTATGAAGCAGCAAAAGGCGATGTTAGTCGCCCTGATCGTCATCTGTATTACCGTCATTGTGACGGCACTGGTAACGAGGAAAGACCTCTGCGAGGTACGAATCCGAACCGGCCAGACGGAGGTCACTGTCTTCACAGCTTACGAACCTGAGGAGTAAGAGACCAGGCGGGGGAGAAATCCCTCGCCACCTCTGATGTGTCAGGCATCCTCAACGCACCCGCACTTAACCCGCTTCGGCGTTTTTTCCGTTGATTAACTCTAGTTATTAGAGAACCGAACTTTTATTGATGGGGCAGGGAGATGAAGAAACTTGTTTTAGTCGCAGGTGTAATGATTGCAACAGTAATGTTGGGAGGGTGTGCAGCAAAGGTCGATCCAGCGTTGAAAGCAGAAGCAATGAAGCCACTAACATGTAATGATGAAAAGCAATGTGACTTTTATTGGAAACGAGCGCAATTCTGGTTGGCTAATAATTCCTCATGGAAAATTCAAACGGCGACAGACACGCTAATTTCCACTTATAATCCCTCTCCAAATAGTCCATTCCTCGCTTATCAAGTGAGTAAAATGCCAAATGAAGATGGATCCTCAAGAATTTTCATCAAGCCTTTTTGCGATAATATGTTTGGCTGTCAACCAAACCCCTATCAGGCAGTTGTTTCCTTTAAAAACTTCGTTAAAACAGGGCAGTAGTGTATAGCTTGGACGATAAATTATTAGTGAAAACGCCGTAAACCCTCACCCAATGTGGACTAAGCCTATCAAACATGACTGTGATGATTAGTCCGTAGTTGTTGCCTATGAAATCTGGATTGAGTCAGGGTTTAATCCAATAATTATTCTATCGTTCCTTTACAAGTCCGGTATATTACTTTCAGTTTGTTTTAGCATACCCGCTTCGGCGGGTTTTGTTTTTTCCTGGCATTCTGGTTTACAATTCGCACGCCAGCCTGAACAACTGGCACCTGCTGCGCCAGCAGAGACAACCGATGGCGCACGATACCAAATTACACAATTCTGATGATTCTGCCGTCTTTGCCAGCAGGTGCGGACGGCGTTTTCATGCATTCAAATCGGACTGGTTCCAGCATCCACCATGCACTGAAGAGCAGGCTGAATGGATAATTCAGTGTTACCGCAGGCGCGGATACGAGGTTAAAAAAGCCCTTAGCCTCGACTACCGTCACTGGATAATCTCAGTCAGATTGCCTTACTCCGAACGCCCACCGCGTCCGTCCCGCACATTCCAGCAACGCATCTGGAGGTAACGTGCGGGTATTACTTCGACCTGTTCTGGTACCGGAACTCGGGCTGGTGATCGTTAAGCCGGGCCGTGAATCCATGCCGGTATTCCACAATACCCGGTTACTGGTGGAGCCGGAACCGAAAAGCATGCGTAATCTGCCGTCCGGGGTCGTTCCTGCCGCTCGCCAGCCGCTGGTGGAAGACAAAACATTGCTGCCGTTTTTCAGTAACGCACGGGTGATTCGTGCTGCTGGTGGTGCTGGTGCATTGTCTGACTGGCTGTTGCGCCATATTAAATCCTGCCAGTGGCCACACGGCGATTATCATCACAGCGAAACCGTCATTCACCGTTATGGTACCGGCGCAATGGTGTTGTGCTGGCACTGCGACAACCAGCTGCGTGACCAGACATCAGAATCACTCGAGCAACTTGCTCATCAAAACTTGTCAGCATGGATGATTGACGTCATCCGTCACGCAATCAGCGGTACGCAGGAGAGGGAGTTATCGCTGGCTGAATTATCCTGGTGGGCGGTCTGCAATCAGGTGGCTGATGCGCTTCCGGAGTCTGTATTGTGTCGTTCACTGGGATTACCGGTGGAAAAAATCCGCTCCGTATACCGTGAGAGTGACATCGTACCGGGAGAACAGACTGCCACCAGCATACTGAAGCAGCGCACAAAAAATATTGCGCTGCCACTTCACGTCCACCAGCAACAGCCCCCACTCCAGGAAAAGACGTTAGTAAGCATCGCCGTTGATCCGGAGTCTCCGGCTCAGTATCTCCAGCGCCAGAAACCACAACGGGAAGAGATGCCTGTATACACGCGCTGGGTAAAAACGCAGAAATGCATGACGTGCGGTAATCAGGCAGATGATCCGCATCACATCATTGGTCATGGACTGGGAGGGATGGGAACAAAGGCTGATGATTTGTTTGTTATTCCGCTGTGCCGTAAATGTCATAACGAACTGCACGCCGGGGTAAAAGATTTTGAAGAAAAACACGGCAGCCAGCTGTTGTTGCTGATTCGTTTTTTAATGCACGCGAGAAATTCGGGTGTCCTGAAGTGGAAAGCATGAATGACTGAACGCATAGAATTTGTTTTGCCTTACCCGCCGACGGTGAATACCTACTGGCGACGTCATGGCAATACGTATTTCATCTCGGAGGCCGGAAAGCGTTATCGCCGTGATGTGGCGCTAATTGTTCGCCAGCAGCGGCTGAAATTAAACCTGTCCGGAAGGCTGGCGATAAAGATTATTGCAGAGCCACCGGATAAGCGCCGTCGTGACCTGGACAATATCCTGAAAGCACCACTGGATGCGCTGACGCATGCCGGACTTATCATAGACGACGAGCAGTTTGATGAAATCAATATTGTGCGCGGTCAGCTCGTTCCTGGTGGGCGGCTGGGGATAAAAATCACAGAACTGGAGTGCGCATGAATAACCAGTATTTACAGTTTGTGCGTGAGCAGCTCATTATCGCCACCGCTGATTTGAGTGGGGCAACAAAAGGTCAGCTTGAAGCCTGGCAGGAGAATGCCATGTTCGATACAGGGCGTTACAGGCGTAAAAAAATCCGGTACCGAGATGAAGTGACCGGAAAAATGATTACGCGGGATAATCCACCAATCCCGGGAAAACAATCACTGGTGAAAGGCTCATCAATTGCCCTGGTCAGCCCGGTTGAGTTTTCGACATCATCGTGGCGGCGGGCTGTTTTGTCTCTTGAAGAACATCATAAAGCCTGGTTGTTGTGGAGTTACAGCGGGAGTATTTGTTGGGAATATCAGATCGCGATAACACAGTGGGCGTGGAATGAATTTAATACTCAATCAGGTACCAGAAAAATTGCAGGGAAAACGCAGGAACGCCTGAAAAAATTAATCTGGCTGGCGGCGCAGGCAGTAAAAGCAGAACTTTTTGGTGGGGAAGGTTATGAATACCAGGAGCTGGCATTACTGGCGGGAGTGACAACTAAAAACTGGTCCAAAACATTTACTCGTCACTGGGTTGCAATGAAACACATTTTTCAACGACTGGATAGTGAGGCTTTATTGTTTGTAATGAGAACACGTTCAAAACAAAAGGCGGCATTTTCAAAGCAAAGTGTTGCAAAAGTAGATTGAAAGGCATATATTTCATGCAAATCTGATATTTTGCCGATTTTGTACGTGATGGCAAAAGCAAACAAAACCCGCCCACAAGCGGGTTTTTTTGTGCCACTTATCTCGGATAGAAATGGTGAATGCGCTGGTGGAGGAGCTAAGGGTGATTTTTAACCAGGTGATTTTTGAATGCTTGCAACATTGATTTCGTAACGTTATTATCCTGCGCCCGGCCCTTTAGCTCAGTGGTGAGAGCGAGCGACTCATAATCGCCAGGTCGCTGGTTCAAATCCAGCAAGGGCCACCAACCGCCACTAGCTCATCAGGAAAGAGCGTCAACCCTTTAAGTTGAGTGTGCGAGGTTCGAGTCCCCGGTGGCGGTCCAGTGCCGACTTAGCTCAGTAGGTAGAGCAACTGACTTGTAATCAGTAGGTCACCAGTTTGATTCCGGTAGTCGGCACCATATGCGGGCATCGTATAATAGCTATTACCTCAGCCTTCCAAGCTGATGATGCGGGTTCGATTCCCGCTGCCCGCTCCAGTTAGAGTCTTTCAGTCTGCGATGATGGGAAATCCCGGAGTGACTGAAAGACGTTTAAGTTATGAATGATCGCCTTTTTTTGCAAAATTGCTGTGCAGAAATACTAACCTTCGGGCAGGCGATCATTCATAAGCACTCTGCTTTTATTCCGATTAACTGTGGGTGGTTTGTTGGATAGAGTGCTTTCCTTTCTGTATATATCGTTTCGCCCGCTTTTGCGGGTTTTTCTTTTCAAATCCCTTTCATTTCTCAGTGTAAAACTACGCCATCCGTTATTTGCGGAGGTGAGGCTATGAAATCCATGGACAAAATTTCAACGGGCATTGCCTATGGCACCTCCGCAGGCAGTGCTGGCTACTGGTTTTTACAGTGGCTTGATCAGGTCAGTCCGTCACAGTGGGCTGCGATTGGTGTGCTGGGGAGTCTGGTTCTGGGCTTCCTGACTTATCTGACAAATCTGTACTTCAAAATCAGAGAAGACAAGCGTAAGGCTGCACGGGGAGAGTAATTCAATGACTCAAAACTATGAACTGATTGTGAAAGGGATCCGCAATTTTGAGAATAAAGTTACGGTAACTTTAGCGTTACGGGACAAAAAACGCTTTGACGGTGAAATTTTTGACCTGGACATCTCGCTGGACCGTGTTGAAGGTGCCGCGCTGGAGTTTTATGAGGCAGCAGCCAGAAGGAGCATCAGACAGGTCTTCCTGGATGTTGCTGCCGGGTTATGTGAAGGGGATGAGCAGTCGCCGGAAAAGCGCCCCGTAATTTTAGATGCGCAGAATGTGTGGATAACCTACAAAGGAAAGCTACCAGGAAGAATTACTGGTTCTCTGAAGACTCCTCCGGAATCACAACCTTAAGTCACTGACCGGAACAGATAAACCTGTCCGTGGGCAGAAACCGATAAATCCTGATAAATATCCATGAACGCAAAAATCAGATACGGCCTGTCGGCTGCCGTTCTGACACTGATTGCCGTCGGTGCGCCCGCGCCTGATATTCTCGACCAGTTTCTGGATGAAAAAGAGGGTAACCACACAACGGCATACCGCGATGGGTCCGGCATCTGGACCATCTGTCGGGGTGCCACGATGGTGGATGGAAAACCCGTTTTTCCCGGTATGAAACTGTCGAAGGAAAAATGCGACCAGGTCAACGCCATTGAGCGTGATAAGGCGCTGGCATGGGTGGAGCGCAATATTAAAGTACCACTGACCGAACCACAAAAAGCGGGTATCGCGTCATTTTGTCCCTATAACATTGGCCCCGGTAAGTGTTTTCCGTCGACGTTTTATAAGCGGCTGAATGCCGGTGATCGTAAGGGCGCATGCGAGGCGATTCGCTGGTGGATAAAAGATGGTGGGCGCGATTGCCGCATACGTTCAAATAACTGCTATGGACAGGTTATTCGTCGTGACCAGGAAAGCGCATTAGCCTGTTGGGGGATAGATCAGTGAGCAGAGTCGCCGCGATTATTTATGCTCTGGTTATCTGCATCATCGTCTGCCTGTCGTGGGCGGTCAATCATTACCGTGATAACGCCATCGCCTACAAAGAACAGCGTGATAAAAAAGTCAGTGAGCTGAAGCTGGCGATCGCCACCATCGCTGACATGCAGCAGCGTCAGCGTGATGTTGCTGCGCTCGATGCAAAGTACTCGAGAGAATTAGCCAATGCGCAAGCTGAAAATGAAACTCTGCGCGCTGATGTTGCCGCTGGCCGTAAGCGCCTGCGGGTCAATGCCAGTTGCTCCGCAGCCGTGCGTGAAGCCACCGGACCCACCAGCGTGGATAATGCAACCATCCCCCGACTGGCAGACACCGCTGAACGGGATTATTTCACCCTCAGAGACCGATTGATGACGATGCAGATGCAACTGGAAGGGGCGCAGGAATATATCCGCACTCAGTGCATTAAGTAGCCTTTTTATCGTGGTAAACATTTCGCAGGGTATGAGGTATTTATGCCATCACGAATCCCACGCGCCTGCCGTAAGCGTGGATGTGCAGGTACAACCACAGACAGTTCTGGTTACTGCGATAAACATCGTGGCGAAGGATGGGTACAGCATCAACGCGGACTGAGCCGCCACCAGCGTGGCTATGGCTCGAAATGGGATGCCATACGTGCGCGCATACTGAAGCGTGATAATCATCTGTGTCAGAACTGCCTGCGCAATGGGAGAGCCGTTGAAGCCAGAACTGTGGACCACATCATTCCGAAAGCTCATGGTGGCACGGATGCAGACAGTAACCTGCAGAGTCTGTGCTGGCCCTGTCATAAAGCAAAAACAGCGCGCGAACGCATCAATTGATAACAGTTCCCATCTGTAGGGGAGGGGCGGGTCAAATCTCTGCAACCCTGGCTGCTCAGTACCGCCGCCTGACCTTTCCTCACATCGCCGCAGGTTCGAAAACTTTTTTTGGAAATGTGAACAAACGATTGATAGGTAAAACCGATTATGTCTGGACCCCCGAAAACCCCGCCACGCCTGCATTTGATACGAGGCAACCCCTCAAAGCGCCCCGTTAAAGACTCAAAAAAAACCGCTAAAAAGGATGAAAAAGGTCTCCCTAAAATTCCGCAACATTTAGGGGCGCAGGGGAAGTACTGGTTCAGGCGAATGGCAGAAGAACTGAATGCGGAAGGGATCATTTCTCAGCTTGATGCGCGTGCACTCGAGTTACTGGTGGAAGCCTACACCGAATACCGGCATCACTGCGAAACCCTCGATGTTGAGGGATATACCTACCGCACGGAAACGCAGAACGGTGATGTGCTGATTAAGGCACACCCCGCGGCGGCAATGAAAGCGGATGCCTGGAAGAGGATCAGGGCGATGCTTGCAGAGTTTGGCATGTCACCGGCAAGCCGGGCTAAAGTAAATATCGCCGGACCTGATGATGTCGATCCGCTGGCGGAGCTTTTAAAAGCGAGAGACTGATGGCAAAAGTGGCTGACGGGATCCGCTACGCCGAACGTGTTGTTGCAGGAGAAATTGTTGCTGGCGAATTTGTCCGTCTGGCCTGCCAGCGTTTTCTTGATGATCTGAAGTACGGCGAGAAGCGGGGGATTTATTTCAGTGAACCCCGTGCGCAGCACATCCTGAATTTCTACAAATTTGTACCCCATGTGAAAGGGGCGCTGGCAGGCCAGCCCATTGAGTTGATGGACTGGCATGTATTTATCCTCATTAATATTTTTGGTTTTGTCATTCCGCTGGTCAATGAAGAGACCGGGGAAGTTGTCATGCGCAGCGATGGCAGCGGACGTCCGGTGATGGTGCGCCGGTTCCGGACGGCGTACAACGAAGTCGCCCGTAAAAACGCAAAATCAACTCTGTCATCGGGTATCGGCCTGTATATGACGGGGGCAGATGGTGAAGGCGGAGCTGAGGTGTATTCAGCCGCAACCACGCGTGACCAGGCCAGAATCGTGTTTGAAGACGCCAAAAATATGGTCAGAAAAGCCCGGTCGACACTCGGGCGGTTGTTTGATTTCAACAAGCTGGCGATTTACCAGGAGCAGAGCGCATCAAAATTTGAACCGCTTTCTTCGGATGCAAACAACCTGGATGGTCTGAACATCCACTGCGCCATTATTGATGAGCTGCATGCACATAAAACCCGTGACGTGTGGGACGTTCTGGAAACGGCAACCGGTGCTCGTCTGCAGTCCCTTTTATTTGGTATCACCACGGCAGGGTTTAACAAGGAAGGGATTTGTTACGAGCAGCGTGATTACGCCATCAAGGTATTGCGTGGCTATAACAGCGACGTGGAGGGCGCGGTAAAAGACGACTCCTACTTTGCGATTATTTACACCCTCGATGAGGGAGATGATCCGTTTGATGAAACGGTCTGGCAGAAAGCGAATCCCGGCCTGGGCATCTGTAAACGCTGGGATGATCTGCGTCGCTTGGCGAAAAAAGCGAAAGAACAGGTCTCTGCACGGGTGAATTTTTTTACCAAACACATGAATGTGTGGGTAACAGCAGAGTCTGCCTGGATGGACATGATTAAGTGGGAGAAGTGCGAATACATTGCCCCACGACATGAGCTGAAAACGTATCCCATGTGGGTCGGCGTTGACCTTGCTCATAAGATTGATATCTGTGCGGCGGCAAAACTCTGGCGAACGGATAACGGGCATGTTCATGCCGATTTTAAATTCTGGCTCCCGGAAGGACGGCTGGAACGATGCTCGCGGCAGCAGGCAGAACTTTACCGGAAGTGGGCGGAGATGGATAAGCTGATTCTGACGGATGGTGATGTTATCGATCATGCTCAGATAAAAAGTGACTTACTGGAATGGATTGGTGGTGAAAATCTCAGGGAACTGGGATTTGACCCGTGGAGCGCGATGCAGTTCAGCCTGGCACTGGCTGAAGAAGGGATACCGCTGGTGGAGGTTCCGCAGACGGTTCGCAATCTGTCAGAGGCCATGAAGGAAACGGAATCACTGGTCTATGCCGGGCGTTTCCATCACAGCAATCATCCGGTCATGAACTGGATGATGTCTAACGTTACGGTAAAACCGGACAAAAACGACAACATCTTCCCGAATAAATCCACGCCTGAAGCCAAAATCGACGGCCCTGTTGCACTTTTTACGGCCATGAGCCGCTTTCTGGTAAATGGCGGGGACGTGAATGACTTTCTGTCCACGCTTGATCCTGATGAGGACCTGTTAATTCTGTGAAACAGCTTATTACTGATATGACCGGGCTGATCGGTTTCGGTCTGCTCACTGCTGGTGTTTATCTGTATGCAGGTCTGCCAGCGTCTCTGATGCTGTCTGGCTGTTTGTTGCTGCTTTATGCACTGGTGGTGTCCATGAGGAGAAAACATGCTTCTTGATGCTCTGTTTCGCAGTGAGCCTCTGGAAAATCCCTCGGTTCCGGTAACCGGAGAGGCCGCTGAGACGGATAATATTTTTGCCCGGGATGTGTATGTCAGTCCGGAAACATCCATGAAGCTGGCTGCTGTCTATGCCTGTATTTATGTTATTTCATCCAGTGTGGCTCAGATGCCCCTGCATGTGATGCGAAAAACGAATGAGCATGTTCAGCCGGCACGCGATCATCCGTTGTTCTGGCTCGTTCATGATGAACCTAATGCCTGGCAGACCAGCTATAAGTGGCGGGAACTGAAGCAGCGTCATGTGCTGGGGTGGGGCAATGGTTATACGTGGGTAAAACGTAATCGTCGTGGTGAGGTTACCAGCCTTGAATGCTGTATGCCATGGGAAACCACGTTACTTAACACCGGTGGGCGTCATACTTACGGGGTGTATAACGAAGAGGGGGCATTTGCGGTAAGTCCGGACGACATGATCCATATCAGGGCGCTGGGAAACAATCAGAAAATGGGACTGAGTCCGATCATGCAGCATGCTGAAACCATTGGTATGGGAATGAGTGGTCAGCAGTATACCAGTGCTTTTTTTAACGGTAATGCCCGTCCTGCCGGGATTGTTTCTGTGAAAAATGAACTGAACGAACAGAGTTGGAGCAGGCTCAAGAATATGTGGCAGCGGGCGGTGACAGCGCTTCGCAGTCAGGAAAATAAAACCATGCTGCTGCCTGCGCAACTGGATTACCGTGCCCTGACAGTTTCTCCGGTGGATGCTCAGATCATTGATATGACCAAGCTGAACCGGTCGATGATTGCCGGAATTTTTAATGTCCCGGCGCACATGATTAATGACCTGGAAAAAGCCACATTTTCGAATATTACACAGCAGGCGATTCAGTTTGTTCGCTACACGATGATGCCCTGGGTTGCGAACTGGGAGCAGGAGCTTAACCGTCGCCTGTTTACCCGCACAGAACGGGCTGCCGGGTATTACGTTCGTTTCAACCTTACAGGATTGCTCCGCGGGACTCCGCAGGAGCGTGCGCAGTTTTATCACTTTGCCATTACAGATGGCTGGATGAGCCGGAATGAAGCGAGGGCATTTGAGGACATGAACCCGGTTGATGGTCTGGATGAAATGCTGGTCAGCGTAAATGCAGCAAATCCGTTGAATGATTTTAAAGATACGAAAGGCAAAGAGGAAAAGAACGATGAATGACCGTGAAACGCGCTGTTACAGCGGGGAAGTGCGGGCAGAACAATATGATAATGCCCCGACTCATATTTTGGGGTATGGCTCGGTATTTAACAGTCGTTCAGAACCTCTGTGGGGATTTCGTGAAATCATCAAGCCGGGGGCTTTTGACGACGTGCTGAATGATGATGTACGTGGATTGTTTAATCATGATCCTAATTTCATTCTCGGACGAAGTTCTGCCGGCACGTTGTCATTATCAGTGGATGAACGTGGTTTGCGTTACGACATTGTTGCACCGGATACGCCGACGATTTGTGACCTGGTGCTGTCACCAATGTTGCGTGGTGACATTAATCAGTCCTCGTTCGCGTTTCGCGTCGCTCGTGATGGAGAGAGCTGGTATGAAGACGACGAGGGGATTGTTATCCGGGAAATCACGCGCATTTCTCGTCTGTATGACGTCAGCCCGGTGACATATCCGGCCTATCAGGACGCAGACTCTGGTGTCCGCTCAATGAAAGCCTGGCAGGAAGCGCGGGCGAGTGGTGCGCTGAAGAAAGCTGTTAACGAACGAATGGCGCGTGAGCGTCTTTTGACCCTTCTTAATGCATAAGGATACTACTGACGATGAAACTTCATGAGATGAAGCAAAAACGAAACACCATTGCAAAGGATATGCGTGCACTGCATGAAAAAATTGGTGATAACGCATGGACTGATGAGCAACGGGTAGAGTGGAACAGGGCGAAAGCTGAGCTGGATGCGCTGGATGAGCAAATCGCCCGTGAAGAAGAGTTGCGCCGTCAGGATCAGGAATATGTGGATGAGTCCGGGCCGGAAGAGCGCCAGAATAATGAGGCGGAGAACGGGAAAAAGGCGGTGGAAGAGAAGCGCGCTGCGGCATTTAACCGTTTTCTGCGTGCCGGATTTGCAGAACTGAATGCTGAAGAGCGTAATCTGATGCGTGAACTGCGGGCTCAGAGTGTAACAACGGATTCTCAGGGCGGATATACGGTGCCCACGCAGATGCGTAACAAAATCATTGACACCATGAAGGCTTATGGCGGGATTGCCAGTGTGGCGCAACTTCTGACCACATCAACCGGGCAGGATATCACCTGGTCAACGTCTGATGGCACGACTGAAGAGGGCGAACTGCTGGCGGAAAATACAGCCGCAACGGAACAGGATGTGACGTTCGGGACCGCTATTCTGGGGGCTAAAAAGCTGTCATCAAAAATAATTCGTGTGTCCAATGAGCTGCTCCAGGACAGTGGGGTGGATATTGAATCTTATCTGGCAAACCGTATTGCCCAGCGTATTGGTCGTGGAGAGGCAAAATATCTGGTTCAGGGGACCGGAACGGGATCACCGTTACAGCCAAAAGGGCTTGCAGCGTCGGTGACGGGAACCATCCAGACTGCAGCCTCTGCCGCTTTCACCTGGAAAGAAATGAATGCCCTGAAACATGCCATTGATCCGGCATATCGTGGTGGGCCGAAATACCGCTGGGCATTCAATGATGCCACATTGCAGACTATTGAAGAGATGGAGGATGGACAGAAACGCCCGTTATGGCTGCCGGATATTGCAGGCGGTACGCCGGCTACTGTGCTGGGGATCCCTTATGTTATTGATCAGGCTATTGACGGGATTGGTACCGGGAAAAAATTCATTTTCCTTGGGGATTTCAACCGATTTATCATTCGCCGCGTTACTTATATGGAACTGAAACGTCTGGTTGAGCGTTATGCTGAGTTTGATCAGGTGGCATTTCTGGCTTTCCATCGTTTTGACTGTGTGCTGGAAGATGTGGCAGCCATCAAGGCGCTCACTGGCAAATAACCACACGTTGTTCAGTTACAGACCGCGCCGACGCGGTTTTTTTATGCCCGCACAGTGTTGCGGGCAGGAGTTTCTGATGGCAGCAATAGTGGAAAAACTCAGGGCACAGTGCCGTATTGATACAGATGATGCAACTGATGATGAGTTACTGATGCTGTATTTCCGGGCGGCCTGCCGCAAGGCAGAAAATTTTATCAACCGTAAGCTTTATGAGGAGACGGTGCCGGAAGGTGATCCTGAAGGGGTGCTTATAGCTGATGATGTTTTGCTGGCGCTCATGTTGCTGGTCGGACACTGGTACGAAAACCGGGAAAATTCCTCAGATGTCAGCAAGGCACCAGTCCCGTTTGGTTTTTCTTCTCTGCTGGAGCCTTATCGTTTTATTCCTTTGTAGGAGGAGGCATGCAGGCGGGCAGATTACGTGATCGCGTAATTATTCTGAATGTCACCACCGCCCGCTCTCCGTCAGGGCATCCGGTGGAGACGGTGACGGAGGGAGCTACCGTATGGGCAGAAGTCAGGGGGATCAGCGGCAGGGAACGTATGTCTGCTGGTGCAGAAACAGCGCAGGCTACGGTGAGAGTCTGGATGCGTTTCCGGCGTGATGTGACGGCCGCTTCGCGTCTGAAAGTGCTGACGGGGGCTTATAAGGGAACCATTTTGCATGTTGACGGGCCGCCGATCCCCGATACCAGGTGCAGGCGGCTTGAATTACTGTGCAGTGTTGGAGGTAAAGGATGACGGATTTCACCCTGGATTTTTCTGGTCTGGATGATATTGCCAGAGATCTGGAACTTCTCAGCAGAGCGGAAAGCAATAAAGTACTGCGTGATGCCACCCGTGCAGGTGCTGAAGTTATCCGGGATGCGGTTGTCGAATGTGCGCCGGAGCGAACCGGGAAACTGAAGAAAAATGTGGTTGTTCTGACGAAGCGTTCAAAGCGTCGCGGGGAAATTATTTCTGGTATCCACATTCGTGGTCGGAACATGCGAACCGGTAACAGTGATAACAGCATGAAAGCCAGCGATCCGCGAAATGCGTTTTACTGGCGCTTTGTGGAACTGGGCACGGTAAATATGCCTGCTCATCCGTTTATTCGTCCGGCCTTTGATACGACAGAGGAACTGGCCGCACAGGTTGCCATACAGCGAATGAATCAGGCTATTGATGAGGTATTAAGTCAATGAGGGAGGCCACCCTGTATTCCCTGCTGTCGGAACTGGCCGGAGGACAGGTTTATCCTTATGTGGTCCCGCTGACGGAGGGAAAGCCTGCGGTATCTCCGCCGTGGCTGGTGTTTTCTGTGGTATCTGATGTTTCTGCGGATGTGCTGGGTGGTCAGGCGGAATCAAGAATGACGGTACAGATAGACGTCTGGGCAGATGGACCCGATCTGGCGCGTGAAATCCGGGAACAGGCGATGTCTGCCGTTCGTCCGCTGGCCCCGTTTGCTGTCTCCCAAACCCAGGGATACGATTCTGATTCTGGCCTTAACCGGGCCACGCTGGAATTTCAGGTGATGTATTAATGACCCGCTGCTGGCGGGTTTTTTCTTTTCAGGAGATGTATATGCCATCTAATTATGAACGATCCCAGTTGACGCAGGTGATGATTTCATCCGCTCCCGTAAGGCCTGAAACCGTGGAGAAAGCGGAATACCTGCGTCTGGACTGTACCATCAAGGAAGTCCAGTTTACTGCGGGGCAGAAACAGGATGTTGACGTGACAACGCTTTGTTCCACGGAACAGGAGAATATCAACGGCCTGGGATCTCCATCCGAGATTTCAATGTCGGGTAACTTCTTTATGAATCCTGCACAGAACGCCCTGCGTGATGCGTATGATAATGACAGTGTGTATGCATTTAAGGTGCAGTTTCCGTCCGGACGTGGGTTTAAGTTTATGGCAGAAGTACGTCAGCATACCTGGTCTTCCGGCACTAATGGCGTGGTGGCTGCGACTTTTTCCCTGCGTCTGAAAGGGAAGCCTTCGCTGTATGTGGTACCACTGGATTTTGTGCGTAACCTTCCGGAAGCGCATGTGGTGACGACAGGATCATTACTGACGCTGTCTGTTGCGGTCAGTGGAGGTACTCCGCCTTACAGCTATACCTGGTATAAAGACGGTAAGGCTGTGGCTGACCAGACTACAGACACGTTCAATAAAGCCGGTGCGCAGACGGAGGATACTGGCGAGTACACTTGTACGGTGATGGATTCGGCGAATCAGCCTCTGAGTGTCACATCACTGGCGTGTCAGGTGATGGTGAATGCGGTAACCGGATAAGGAAATGTCATGGAAAAAGATTTAAAAACGCTGGCGCTGTCAACGATGGCGGGGTTTCGTCATAAGACAGTGGTGGTACCGGAATGGGACGGTGCTACGGTAGTGCTGAGGGAGCCGTCAGCTGAAGCCTGGCTACGCTGGCAGGAGATAGTCAGACAGGAAAAGGGGGAAACGCCGTTGTCCGTTTCGGTACGGGCCCGCCGGGATCTGGAAGCCGATGTTGAGTTGTTCATTGATGTTTTGTGCGATACCGGGATGAAAAAGGTATTTTCTGCGGGTGATCGGGAACAGGTACTGGCAGTGTATGGTCCTGTGCATACGCGACTATTGCGGCAGGCGCTGGAGCTGGTTACTGATGCCGGTGAGGTTAAAAAAAAATAGCCATGCCGGGGATACGTTTTCTGATGATGCTGGCGCTCCGGATGGGGCGCACATTGTCAGAATTACGCCGGGAAATGTCCGCATCAGAAATCATGATGTGGGCAGAATTTGACAGGTTCAGTCCGCTGGGTGACGAGCGGGCTGATATCCGGGCTGCCCAGATAGTTTCTGCGGTTTACGGTGCGCAGGGTGTCAAAGTATCACTGAATGATGCGCTTCTTCAGTGGGAGAAGGAGCAGACAGAAGGCACCTCAGATCCATTTGCCGGACTGGAAAATGCGCTTTTAACCGTATCTCAGTGAGTCGACATAACCGCTTCGGCGGTTTTTTTTCGTCCGGAGAATGAGAATGGCGACATTACGTGAACTGATTATTAAAATTTCGGCAAATTCCCGGTCATTCCAGTCAGAGATCGCCCGGGCTTCACGTATGGGGCAGGATTACTACCGCACCATGCAGAACGGAGGCCGACAGTCTGCTGCTGCATCCCGTGAAATGCGGCGGGCGCTGGCAGAAGTGACGGATCAGATAAATACGGCTAAATCTTCGGCACTGAGTATGGCGGGAGCATTTGCCGGGGTTTTTGCCACCGGGCATCTGATTTCCCTTGCCGATGAGTGGAATTCAGTCAATGCCCGTCTGAAACAGGCGACACAATCCAGTGATGATTTTCAGGCATCACAGCGTGAATTAATGGCAATCAGCCAGAGAACGGGGACGGCGTTTTCTGATAACGCCAGCCTTTTTGCCCGCTCTGCAGCTTCCATGCGGGAGTATGGCTACAGTTCTGAGGAGGTCCTGAAAGTCACTGAGGCGATTTCCACGGGGCTGAAATTATCCGGTGCCAGTACAGCAGAAGCCAGTTCGGTGATCACGCAGTTCAGTCAGGCTCTGGCGCAGGGAGTGCTGCGCGGTGAAGAGTTTAACGCTGTGAATGAGAACGGCGATCGTGTTATTCGTGCTCTGGCTGCGGGAATGGGAGTTGCCCGTAAGGATCTGAAGGCCATGGCGGATAACGGAAAGTTGACCGCCGATAAGGTTGTTCCTGCACTGATTAGTCAGCTTGGGGCATTACGTGATGAATATGCGGCAATGCCTGATACGGTTTCATCCTCTGCAACCAAAGTTGAAAACGCCTTTATGGCCTGGGTTGGTGGTGCGAACGAGGCAAGCGGAGTGACGAAGACGCTCTCCGGTGTGCTGAATGGTATTGCAGGCAATATTGACACCGTGGCAACCGCTGCCGGTGCTCTGGTTGCCGTCGGGGTAGCCCGATATTTTGGCAATATGGCGTCGTCTGCTGGATCTGCAACTGCCGGATTAATTACTGCAGCCAGAAACGAAGTGGCTCTTGCTGAAGCGCAACTTCGGGGGACACAGATAGCAACCGCCAGGGCGCGTGCGGCGGTTTATCGTGCGCAACAGGCGGTTGTTGCTGCTCGCGGTACCGAAAGGCAGGCCGCAGCAGAAGCGAAGCTGACAGCTGCCCAGGCGTCACTTACCCGTAATATTGCGGCCAGAACAGCGGCACAGACAACGCTGAATACTGTCACGTCAGTGGGGAGTCGTCTGTTAAGTGGTGCGCTGGGGTTGGTTGGTGGTGTGCCGGGACTCGTCATGCTGGGGGCGACGGCCTGGTACACGATGTATCAGAATCAGGAGCAGGCCAGAGAATCTGCACGCCAGTATGCCGCAACAATCGACGAAATTCGCCAGAAAACGTCGGCAATGTCGCTTCCTGAAGCGTCAGATAATGAGGAAAAGACGCGGCAGGCACTTGATGAGCAAAACAGGTTAATTGACGAGCAGAAAAGTAAGATTAAATCCTTACAGGAAAAAATTGCTGGCTATCAGTATGTGCTGGCAAACCCGGGCTGGACAACCGATAACGGTTTTATGATTAACCACATGACGTCGGTAAAAACTGTCACAGAAGGGCTTGCAGAAGCAACAAATCAACTGGCAGTTGAACAGTCCCGTCTCACACAAATGCAGGGCAAAGCGCAATCCATTCAGGATGTGCTTGCCGGGCTGGAGGAGCGACGGGTGGCGTTGATCCGTCAACAGGCCGCGGAACAAAACAAAGCGTATCAGTCCCTGTTGATCATGAATGGGCAGCATACCGAGTTTAATCGCCTTCTCGGGCTCGGTAATGAATTACTTCAGCAGCGACAGGGGCTGGTGAATGTACCGTTACGTCTGCCACAGGCAACCCTGGATGATAAACAGCAGGACGCACTGAAAAAAAGCCAGCAGGCGCTGGAGTTGTCCCGTCTCAAAGGCGAGGCCAGAGAACGCGTGCGTCTCGGATATGCTGCTGATGATCTTGGCTTTGTCGGCGACAAATATCAGACTGCACGCCAGGAATTCATCAGTACAGGGATGGAGACCTGGCGCAATAATGAGGCGAATAAGCCGAAGAGAAAAGGGCCAAAATCGGAAGCTGAAAAAGCAGAAGATGTTTACAACAGGCTGATTAAACAGCAGAAAGAACAGCTTGCACTGGCAGGACAGAATACCGAACTGGCGAAAATGAAATACCAGGTCAGCCAGGGTGAGCTGACCACCCTTTCGTCTGCACAGAAGCAACTTTTGCTACAGAATGCGGCGCTGATTGACCAGAAAAATATCCGGCAACAGCTTGCCGCATATGAAGCTAATCTGGCCGATGAGAACGCCAGCCGTCGGTCATCGTATCGGGAAGAACTCACGGGTTACGGTCAGGGTACGCGGATGCGGGAGCGCATGCAGGAGGCGTTACGTATTCGTGAAGCGTTTTTGCAAAAAAATCAGGATTTACAAAGACAGTATCAGTCCGGGGATATTACGGAGGAACTGTTCCGTCAGGAGAAGGCGCTGAACGCGCAGTACCTGAGCGAGCGTCTGAAGGACAACGCTGAATTTTATGCAGCGCTGGATCAACAGCGCAGTGACTGGATGGCGGGAATGCGTGAAGGTCTGGCGAACTGGGCTGACAACGCGTCGGATTATGCCGGTCAGATGGCGTCTGCTGCAGGGACTGCAATGGACGGTCTGGTGAATAATATAACCGAAGCCCTGTCAGGTAACCTTGTGGCATGGCGTGACTGGGCGGCGGCTGTCCTGAAGGAGATCTCCGGAATTCTGATGAGTGTCGCCATTGTGAACGGTCTGAAATCACTGGCCGGGTCAATGTCTGGTATGGGCGGACTGGCCGGTGGTATTGGTAACTGGTTGTCCGGCGCACTGAAGAATGCCAGAGGTGGCGTTTACGCATCCGCAGGTCTGAGCGCTTACAGTAACAGCATTGTCGATACACCAACGTATTTCGCTTTTGCGAAAGGGATCGGCCTGATGGGCGAGGCCGGGCCGGAGGCCATCATGCCGCTGGCACGGACGGCTGACGGCTCTCTGGGAGTACGTGTTGCAGGTAATGCCGGCAGTACGGGAGGATTTGTCTATTCTCCGGTGTACAATATCGCCATACAGAACGATGGCAGCAGTGGGCAGATTGGTCCGGAGGCAGCGAGTGGTCTGGTTGGTCTGATTGACCAGCGTGTGCGTGCAGTAATGCTGTCCATGCGACGTGACGGGGGGATGCTGAGTGACTGAAATAAAAACGCTTCACCTGGCGCCACGTGAGGGAATGCAGGTAACAGAAAAGCCTTCCGTTCTTACAGTGAAATTTGGTGATGGTTATGAGCAGCGTCGACCGGCAGGACTGAATGCGCAACTGAAAACGTTTCAGGCGGTGTTTCGCGTCACTGATGATGACACACGTCGGTGGTTGTCTGATTTTCTGTCGTGGCACGGAGGATACCGGGCGTTTTTGTGGCGACCGCCAAAGCATAACCGGACCCTGCGGGTCGTGTGCCGTGAATGGAGTATTACGGATCATGCTGTATACAGCGATTTTAACTGCTCTCTGGAGCAGGTGGTGAACTGATGCAGAATATCCAACAGGAAACACTGAATGAATGCACCCGTGCGGAGCAGTCGGCCAGCGTGGTGCTCTGGGAAATCGACCTGACAGAGGTCGGTGGTGAACGTTATTTTTTCTGTAATGAGCAGAACGAAAAAGGTGAACCGGTCACCTGGCAGGGGCGGCAGTATCAGGCGTATCCTGTCAAAGGGGCGGGGTTTGAGCTGAACGGGAAAGGTGCCAGTGCCAGACCGTCTCTGACGGTTTCTAACCTGTACGGCATGGTCACCGGGATGGCGGAAGATCTGCAGAGTCTGGTCGGCGGAACGGTGGTCCGGCGTAAGGTTTACGCCCGTTTTCTGGATGCGGTGAACTTCGTCAACGGAAACAGTGACGCCGATCCGGAGCAGGAGGTGATCAGCCGCTGGCGCATTGAGCAGTGTAGCGAACTGAGCGCGGTGAGTGCCTCTTTTGTACTGTCCACGCCGACGGAAACGGATGGCGCCGTTTTTCCGGGGCGCATCATGCTGGCCAACACCTGCACCTGGACTTATCGCGGTGATGAGTGTGGTTATAGCGGACCGGCAGTCGCGGATGAATATGACCAGCCGACGTCCGATATCACGAAGGATAAATGCAGCAAATGCCTGAGCGGCTGTAAGTTTCGCAATAACATCGGTAACTTTGGCGGCTACCTTTCCATTAACAAACTTTCGCAGTAAATCCCATGACACAGACAGAATCAGCGATTCTGGCGCACGCCCGGCGATGTGCGCCAGCGGAGTCGTGCGGCTTCGTGGTGAGAGCACCGGAGGGGGACAGGTATCTTCCCTGTGTGAATATCTCCGGCGAGCCGGGGGATTATTTCCGGATATCGCCGGAGGACTGGCTGCAGGCAGAGATGCAGGGTGAGATTGTGGCGCTGGTCCACAGCCACCCCGGTGGTCTGCCCTGGCTGAGTGAGGCCGACCGGCGGCTGCAGGTGCAGAGTGATTTGCCGTGGTGGCTGGTCTGCCGGGGAGTGATTCATAAGTTCCGCTGTGTGCCGCATCTCACCGGGCGGCGCTTTGAGCACGGGGTGACGGACTGTTACACGCTGTTCCGCGATGCCTATCATCTTGCAGGTATCGATTTGCCGGATTTTTACCGACATGATGACTGGTGGAAATCAGGTCAGAATCTCTATCTGGA